ATGTAGTAAAATTATCTGAGCAAAGAAACTGGAGAGCAGTTTCAGCGGCAGAAACAGTTCAAGCTGGTGCTCAACTTTTAGTAAATACAAATGGTGGAGGGGTCACAATTACGCTTCCAGCATCACCTGCTACAGGGGACGAAGTCTCATTTGTAGATCAAGGTTATGATTTTAATAGCAATGCGTTGACTGTTGGAAGAAATGGATCTAATATTGCTAATGCAGCATCAGATCTTACGGTTAATACACAAGGCGCAGCTTTTTGTTTAGTTTTTTCAGGAGATGCAACAACAGGTTGGACGTATAAGGAGAAATAATCCATGTCTAATTACGAAGCGACTAAATACGATTTTGATGGGGCAAACCTTACAGGTATCGAAGGAATTCCTACAGCAACTATTGTTCCGTGGACAGATTCTTCTATCCCTTCAGGTTTCTTAGAGTGTAATGGAGCGGCAGTTTCAAGATCAACTTACTCTGCATTATTTGCCATCGTAGGTACAACTTACGGAGCTGGTGATGGTGCATCAACTTTTAACGTACCTGATTTACAAGATAACGTTGCGATGGGTAAATCTGGAACTAAAGCTTTAGCGTCATCAGGTGGCGCCAACACAGTTCAATCTACAGGAAACGTTGGAGGATCAACAGCAAACGCGACTTTATCAACAGGACAACTTGCATCTCACAGTCACAGTATCGTAATACGTACTGGTCCAGGGGGTATAGCTAATGTTGCATCACAAACTGATGGAGGAGTAAACTCCAACTTTAACTCTAATAATACAGGTTCTGGAACAGGTCACTCACACAACATGAGTGCAACTTTTACAGGGGACTCAACTTCAGTGTTGCAACCTTATTTAACTTTGATATATATAATAAAGACGTAGGAGAAAAATATGGCAACAAACGCATCATGGACAGTAGTATTTGAAGATAAATGCATAATCAAAAATTATGCAGAAGGTGCATCTGAAGGTGTTGGATATGTAATTTCGGATGATGATTTTTGGGGATTAGCTAAATGGAGTAATATTTGGGCGATTCAATATGGAACATCAAATCCAAGTGACACTGTAGAGTATAGAGATAACACTCCTCACTCTAATTGGGAAGATGCTAACTTAGGTGATTTTCAAGATTTTATTAGTAAATGGGATTCAGCTCACTTAGCTCATTTACAAAATGAATGGGACAATGACAACGCTGTTAATGAAGATGGTAGTTCTGCTGAATCAGCAGAAGATAAAATCGCTAGACTAGGAGCTAGACCATCTTCTTATTCTTCTTAGGAGGATAAATGGCAAATTACGAAGCAACACGATACGATTACGATGGAGCAAACATCACAGGGATTGAAGGAATTCCTACAGCTACTATTGTGCCGTGGTCTTCTGCTTCAGTGCCAACAGGTTTCTTAGAATGTAATGGAGCAGCGGTTTCAAGATCAACTTATTCTGCGTTGTTTGCAATTGTAGGTACAACTTACGGTGCGGGTGACGGAGCAACCACTTTTAATTTACCAGACTTGCAAGATAATCTTGTGATGGGTAAATCTGGGACTAAAGCTTTAGCATCAAATGGTGGAGCGAACACAGTACAAACAACTGGAAACGTTGGAGGTTCTACAGCTAATGCAACTTTATCAACAGCACAACTTGCATCTCACTCTCACAGTTTTGTAAGACGTACTGGTCCAGGAGGTATTGCAAATGTTACAAGACAAACTGATGGAGGAGTAAACTCTAACTTTGGCACTAGTAATACAGGATCAGGCACAGGTCACTCACATAACATGAGCGCGACTTTTACTGGTGATTCAACTTCGGTTATTCAACCGTATTTAACGATTATTTACATTATTAAGACGTAGTAAATTTTTATTTATTTGATCGTAGGCGTGATCTTTGTTAGGTCCGTTTTGATTTACATAATGTAAAAATACTTGAGCCATACCCTCACCTTTGTATAAACCAGGGCGACCATGTTTTTGCACACAACCATCGTATAATAAAGCATCTCCTTCCTTTAATTCAAAGGATTGACCTTCTATAATTAAAGGCCAATTATCATATTTTTTTATACATGCAGTAATGGATATTTCACACGCTGGTCTATCAATATGTTTTTTTAGTGTTCCACCAAAAACATAATATCTCCAATATGCGTAGGTTGGAAATAATTTTAAATTAGATTCTTTTTCAACTATAGGTAATTTTGCATAAAGTAAGGCACTCATTAATGGATCTTTATACCATGCAGGTGAAAACGATTGCATATCTAGATTATAATTTTGATTCTCATCCAATTTATTATAACAATATCTTTGAAGAATATTTAGTTCTTCTTTTTTAAAAAAGTTTTTTATTAATTTATATTTCACTGAAGCCATGCAACTATACTATACCTTGTTCCTTTCGTAATAGGTTTTATACTATGAGGATACATAAAGTTACTAGGAAAAAAAACGATAGAACCTTTATCTAATTTTAATCTTTTGATTTCTGTATTTTTTTGATCTGTAAAAATTAAATCTCCACCTTCATATTCATTGTTTAAATTCATGATAATACTAAGATGTCTAGGAGTATTACTAAAACTGTCAGTATGTATTTCATATTTTCCACCAACATCATATTTTAATAAATCTATTTGATTTATAGTGCAACTAGACATTTTAGGAAATTTTATTTTGTAGTAACTATATAATCTTTCTATTTCTTGTTTTATATAATTCCAATAAAATATGTTAGTGGGAGTCTTAAAATTTAATTGATATCCTTTTACATTTCTTATGTCTTTATCTAAACCCGATATTACTACGAGATTTTTTTTACATTTTAATTTTATTAAAGGTATTATTTTTTTAATAAAATCAGGATTAATTATATTTTTAATTTCTACTACTGCCTCTAAATGATCCATTTATCTTAACATCATCCAAGAAGTTAAAATATATTTTTCACCTGATAAAGGTGGATTTCCTCTGTGTAAATAAGGAAAAGCCGCTGGCCAAATAACTATTCTACCTGTTTTAGATTTTACTCTTTTTGAAAAGTGTAAAAACTCTGTTTCTCCACCCTCTTCAACATCATTTAAATATATGCTAAAAACAAAAGCTCTGGGTTCGTTTTCAAATCCTTTACCATGTTCAATATGCCAAACATGATAACCTTCTGTTGGTAAAGTTTTTTGAATTTTTAAACAAGTAAAATGAAAAGGCACCCCATAAGCTTCTTTAGCTCCCACATTTTCAACATAATGATTCCAAGCTAAATCAAAGTTTAACATCATTGGTTTTAATTCTTCCCACCAAACATCTACGTTATTTCCAAAAGCAAAAAATTGTTGATCTTGTTTTTGTAGTATAGACGCTTTTTCTCCACCTATTCTATTAACTGTATTATTAAATTTATCTTGATTTTCAAAAATTTTAATTGCACTTTGGCACATTTCAGGAGTAATATAGTTATCATAAACACCAATAAAGTTGGTGATATTTACTGTTTTATCCATTATAATCTCTCTTTCATAATTTAAATAAGTATAATATAACGATTTATATGCTACAGAAATTAAAATTCAAGCCAGGATTTAACAAACAAGATACAGAATCAGGGGCCGAAGGTCAGTGGACTGACGGTGATTTTGTAAGATTTAGATATGGTTTACCTGAAAAAATAGGTGGTTGGCTACAATTGACAGCTGCTAATAAAACATTACCCGGAGCTGCTAGAGCACAAGTTGCATTTTCAAGTTTTGCAGGTGAAAAATACAGTGCAATAGGAACATCTCAAGGTTTATTTTTATATTATGGTAATGATTTCTATGACATTACTCCATTAGATACAGCGATTACTGGAGGCACATTAACAACTGTTAATGCATCTCGAACTGTAACTATCAATAAAGGCTCTCATGGTTTAGCTGTTGGACGATATGTAACTCTTTCATCTGTTACAGTAACAGGTGCATCAGATTTTACAGCGGCAGAATTAGAACAAGTTTATGAAATATTAACTGTGCCTGACATAGACAAATTTACTGTGCAAGCTTCACGTGCTGAAGGAGGATCTGGTATGACTGCGGCAGGTGCTGTAACCGTTAATCCTTATGTTGAAGTTGGACCAACTACACAAACCACGGGATATGGTTGGAGTACATCTACATGGGGAGCATCGACTTGGGGCACAGCAAGAGCTACTAGTGACGTAATTCTAGATCCAGGAAACTGGAGTCTAGATAATTTTGGTCAAGTATTAGTTGCAACTATATTTAACGGTAAAACATTTACATGGAATGCAGGTGCATCGAATCCAAGAAATAACAGAGCATCACTAACCACATCAGGTTTTGCAACTGGGAACAATCCTACTGCTACTAGATTTACACTAGTTTCAGATCGAGACAGGCATTTATTTCACTTTGGAACTGAAACAACTATTGGTGACTCAACAACACAAGATCCAATGTTTGTAAGATTTTCTAATCAAGAAGATTTAAATACATATACACCTACGGCTACCAACACTGCAGGTACGTTTAGATTAGATACGGGAAATGAAATAAGAGCAGCACTTCAAGGTAAAGACTACGTATTTGTTATAACTGATCTTGCTGCATACGTAATTCAGTTCGTTGGTCCACCGTTTACATTTAGTGTTAGACAGGTCGGCACAAACTGTGGATGTATTGGTCAACATGCAGCGACCTTTGTTAATGGTGCTGTGTTTTGGATGGGATCGCAAGGTGGATTCTTTGCATTTGATGGTACAGTAAAATCATTACCATCATTAGTAGAAGATTTTGTATTTAGCACAGACGGAGATAATTTTGGATTAAATTTTAATGCAAGAGATGTTATTTTCGCCGGTGCAAATAATTTATATACAGAGGTAAATTGGTTTTATCCTAAATCAGGATCTGAACAAATCGATAGATGTGTAACTTATAATTATGCTGAAAATTGTTGGACAACATCGTCTCTTGATAGAACTACATATCAAGATCAAAGT